AGACGGTGTTGACCAAGAGTATGCTCAGGCTATCGGTCTTGGCGCTCGTGCCGGTATGGCTAACGTTCTTAACGGGCTTCGTCAAAAGGATAAGACTTTTGGTTTCCACTCTGTTGTCTATAACGATAAGACGTTGAAATGGGAAGTCCAGTTTAACCGTAGAGCATGGGAACAAAGCCCTGCCTCGCGTGGCGCTGTTGGCGACCCCATGGACACTAAGCTTGGTATTCGCCAGTCGCGTGCTGCTGTTCCTGAAGCTCCTGCTGAGGCTCGTGCCACGGCGTCGGCTCTTAACAACGCTCAAGGATTTCTTGTAGAGACTGCCAGCATTGACGAGGGCACTCCGCAAGGCTTGAACAAAAAGGAACTGGCTCTGTGGTACTCGCAAGGTCGTGTGCCTCGCAAGGTCCAAGAAGAGTTGAGCAAGCAGGAAAAAGAAAGCAAGGCTACTCCGGCTAATGTTCTGAAGTCTATCGAAAGCTTCAGGGACAGCATTCGCCAGCAAGGTTTTGACTTTGATATTCCTGCTATTCTGGACTCGGAAGGTAACGCTGTAGACCCTCAAGGGAACGTAGTTACTCGGGGAGCAAGTGGTCAAAAGGTGACAGTCGAGTCTCCCGATAATCTTCGTGCTAAGTACGGGGATAGTCCGGTATTCAAGGCTGTCGAACGTATTGCCCAAAAGACTGGCATTCCTGTAGAAGTGGCACTAACTCTTGCAGGCCACGAGGGCAAGTTTAATCCTAAGGCTCGTGCTAATGCGGGCAAGGGAAGGACTGCTTATGGGCCGATGCAAGTTGTAGATGCGTTCCACGACAAGACTGCACAGGCTAGGTATGGTAAACGGGTAAAGGACTTGTCTCCTGAACAGAACGTTGACCTAGGGTTGTTCATCCTTGCTGAGAACTACAAGGCCGCAGGCAACTGGACTGATGCTATGGCCATGTACCACAGCGGGGTAACTCTTGAAGAAGCCCGTAGGCAGAATAGAAGCGACGGCAATATTGCAACAGCCGATTACATTGAAGCTCTTGCAGCAGCCGCAGGCATTGAGGTATAACAACAACGATGGATACTAGAGCCAAAGTACGGCGTCTATTAAGAAAAGGAATGTGGTGCCCTAACGAGATATTTGGGACTATTTATCCCACGTACATGGGGCACTACAATACGTTAAGAACTATTATTGCGGAGGAAAAGAACCGTGGAGTTAACTGATGCACAGATGGAGGTTCTTATTGAGCTTCTTGAGTTGCTCACGGAGGCCAAGAAAGCTTCGGGCGGAATGCCCGAGGCCCCGGCCAATGTAGACACCAGCTCTGAGCACAAGTCACTACGCTATCCGGCTATCTTCTTTGATGAGATCAGGCCGTTGTTTGCGGGAGGTAAGCTTACTCACAAGCAAGTAGCAGGTATTGAAAAGAAGCTAGAAGTGTTTGTCTCTACGGGCAACGCTGTTAGCCATGCTGCCTATAAGCTTGCTACGTCTTTTCACGAGACAGCACAAAGGATGCAACCAGTTCGAGAGGGGCTAAACGCTTCTGACAACTGGCGAAAAAAGAACCTTCGCTATTATCCTTGGTACGGGCGAGGAGATGTCCAGCTCACTTGGGAGACTAACTATCGAAAAGTAGATGAGGAGTTTGGACTTGGTGGTGCTCTTATTCTCAATCCTGACAAGGCCCTTGAGACTGAGTTGTCTGCCAAGGTTCTTGATCGGGGGTTGGAAAAGGGATGGTTCGGGCCTAAGCCGCTTTCAGCCTATCTTCCTAATCCTATCGGAACAAAGGAACAGTTTGAGCAAGCTCGTCGGACTGTCAACATCATGGACAAAGCATCACTTATTGCTGGTTACGCTGAGAAATTTCAAAGTGCTCTGTTAAAGGGCGGGTACAAAGGAAAGGTTGTATAACAACTATGGCTATTCCCATTATAGGAGACTTGATCGACACTGCTGGTGAAATCATCGGCAAGGCAGTCGTTGACAAGGATAAAAAGAGAGAGTTGGAGTTTAAGCTTGAAGAACTTAAAGACAAGGCCAATGAGCGGTTTCACGAAGCCAACATGGGTCAGATCGAAGTTAACAAAGTGGAAGCTCAACATAAAAGTATTTTTGTTGCAGGTTGGCGTCCTGCTGTTGGTTGGGTGGGCGCTGCTGGGCTTGCTTACGCTGCTATCTTTCAGCCTGTCGCTTCTTGGATTGCCCGAGTTACCTATGGCTACGGTGGCCAGTTTCCAGAACTAGATAATTCTTTGCTGACTACTGTTCTGCTCGGTATTCTTGGTCTTGGTGGTTTGCGTACTTTTGAGAAGTACAAGGGCGTCTCGTCTGACGCTCCTGTCGGAAAGAGCAAGAAGCCTGAATACTTAGACGGCATCTACTAATACCATGGTTATCATTCAATCCCTTAAACAGCACTTTAAAGCTCGGGCTATCGAATGGGGTATGTCCGGGTGGGCTTTTACGTGGGGTTTAATGATCCTCTTTTACCCAGAGATGTTTGTCCATCCAGCGACAGCCCCCCTCTTTACGGGTCTTCTCGACGCCTTCGATTGGCTAGGAGGATACGCCCCATTCACCATAGGTATGTGTCTTGTCCTAGTGGCGTTGTTGCGAGGAACTGCTCTTACAATCAACGGGCTGTGGAGAAAGACACCTACCATTCGTATAGTGACCAGCGCGATCTCGGCATTCTTTATCATGCACTTGATCGTAGGGTTCTCACAAGGCCCCCCTAACACTGGCACCATTACTTACTTCTGGTTGTTCATTGCCGATTGCTATTCTGCTAAGTCGGCCTCTGAAGATTGGTTGGAAGCTAACAGGAGAAAGCCTATAAAACTTATACCTCAAAGGACGTAATTAGACATGGATTTTGCTGAATACATCCCCTTTGTGGTAGGGGCAGGCTTGTTTGTTGGCTCTATATTTGCGGGAGTTTGGAAGGGGAAAAAGGACGCATCGGAAGGGAAAGCCTCTAGTAGCGAGACCTTGATAACGTCAGGAGTGCTCCAAGACAACTACTCTATGCTTATGATGTCCGAGCAACTAAGGACAAACAAAGATCAAATGGAAAAGGTAGTTGGTGCAATGCGTGATCTAATCAATGAGATGCAACGATTACGAGAAGAAGTAAAAGATACTTCAATTGTTATTAGAGATAGAAGTAAATAAAAGAAAACCCCAGAGCGCCAACTAAGGTACTCTGGGGTCTTTTAGTACGTGACCACTACTCGGTCCAGAAAGCCCGCATAACCTCTCGGCTAGGGAACAGGAACCTGAACTTGTAATGGGGATTGTCCACAAACTCGTCACCCTTTTCGTAAGGGATTACATCGAGCTTTACAGGCGATCCAATATGGTTGATGTTGAACTTGTTAACTCGCTCAATCATCTCTCGTGCGTCTTTATCTTCAGTACAATAAAGACCGTTCTGTAGAATTTTCTGTTGGTCTGCCATCATCTCTATTAAAAGAGGATTGCGCCAACAGCTACAGCACCAAGGATAATGAACCCAAGGTTAAGGTTGGTGTACGTGTGAGTACGCTTAAAAAATTCCATCATTATGGTTTAACTCCAATAATATCAGTAATATCACATCCGCCGGATGAACAAGCTAATTCTTGACTTCCTGTTGTGTTATCTTCTTTTTCAAATTTACTTAGCTTGGTCCAGTCGATCTTCGGAGTCGGATGTTCCGCTACCCACTTGTCGAACTCTTCTTTGCTAAGTTCTTGATATGGTGCCTGTTTGTACGTACCCCCGTCATACGGAAGGAACGAGATACCAGATACCTTATCAAACTTTTCGTAGACCCAAGCGCCTACCTCCATCCACTCGTCTTCACGAACATTTACAGTACATGACGGTTTATGTTCGCACCACTCGTCTTGGAGGAGTTCCCACCGATTGAGTGCGTCGAGAGCTGTTTCCTTTTCCCGAGTATAGGACCCCTTCGGCCCTTCCACTGGAAAGTAGAAGACAGTAGTATTGTTCGGAGCCATCGCATCAGGCTCATTGTAAACTCCTTGGTCAATTAGGAATTGTGTCAGAGGGTCTTTGTTGTCACCCCTTACCGTTCTGAGATAACGATCAGAATGGCGAGCGTGAAGACCAGAGGCAGCGCCAACAAGCTGAGAAACAGTTCCTGAGGGCTTAACGCAAGTAGTAGCCGTCGAGGCGTTGATGCCAAGTCGAGCAGCCCATTCCTTGTTCGTTTCCACCACAATGTCACGGAGCTCATTTAGATTTTCCTTTGTAAGAACATCTAGGTTGTCACAGACACCAGTAAGACTTACTCCGAGGAGTCGTTCTTCTTCGCAAGTGTCTCGCCATTTCTTTCGGAGGTACTTGAAGTCCGTGAAAGACGACTGTATCGTTCCGAGTATTGCCGCAACGCGAGCCTTTCTTTTGAGCCCATCCATTGTATCGCTAGATCGGACAACAATTTCGGTAAGGTTGCAAAACTGGAATGGTCGCAAGATAATCTCACTGCAAGGGTTTGTCCCGAAAGCAAAGGAATCATCGCGGCGTCCATTTCGTCCAGCAATTGCTTGGCAAGCGTACCGACTGAAGAGTCCGGGCTCTCCTGATTTGGAGTCATACAGTTCTTTCCATCTGTCCATAAAGAAGCCAATATCCGGGCGACGATGTTCGTACACCGCTGAGTTGTTGGCCAATCGACGAATACCGTTAGCTTCCCACCAAGCGCCGTGCTTGCTTTTGTTCATACGGTCGTCAGTCACGTCAAACAGACTAATCATAGCAGAGCGACGTACACCGCCTACTACAACAATGTCTGCTACCTTACACATAAGGTCGTGACACTCAATAGAGGTTAAGCGTCTTCCAGCCGCCCTCTTAAAGAGATCAACTGAAAAGCGGAACAAATCCTCCAAGGGCTCTGGCCCTGAAGCGCGTCCTCCAAAGGTTTTAAGTCTTGCTCCTGAAGGGCGAACACCTGAGACGTCCCATTTGGGTACTTGACCTGCAATGAGTAGGGATACGATTTCCCTGAAAGCTTTGGCCCATCCCTCTTTGCTATCTCTAACTGTAACGATAGTGTCCGACTCTTCGAACTCTTCGGAGATTTTCGGGAGCTGTTCGACATATTTATTCTCTACGCTATAGCCAACTCCAGTACCACACATAAGGATATACATGGCTTCGTCAAAGGAGCGAGGGCTGTCCACTGGAAGGTAGGCACAGTTGTAAGCCGGGACGTGGCAACGATCAAGAGCAGGCCCAGCAGTCATAAGAGCCCTCATAGACGGCATAACTTCTAGGTTGTAGATAGCGTTATACAGTTCGCCTGTAGGGAGACTGGTCCCGTTTTTCTTATCGGCTTGCTCATAATAATACTCTACAAGACGATTAACAGTCTCGTCCCAATTCTCTCGGCGACCCTCATCCTCAAGCCATCGAGCGTAACGGCTTTTGTAAATAAAAGAGGAATAAGCGTCCGGGAACGGCGCATACGGGTTAGTCATTTATGTGTTCATCCCAATAGTCAAACTCGTCATCCCATTCATCCCAAAACTGGTACGCATCTTCTCTCTCATCTTCATCATCCCATTCATCAATCTCGGGAGGGCACGAGTTCTTAGGCTTGCCATCCCTTTTTCTTTGCCTAAACTCAGGCTTCTGTAAGTCCCGCGCTATGTGGTTACGCCGCCTTAGCCGTCGCCTCTGCTTCGCTTCGTAGGCTTTCATGCCCTTGGTCACGATTATACACTTTCATTATACTCAAAATTAGCAAGTAGCTCAAGATAGTGGCGGG